TGGATGGAACGCCAACGCTGTGTGCAGTGCGACTTAACTCCGCCACCCACCAACATCTATGACACTCCCTACTGCAATTACGTCATTCTGGGCGAAGATGCGTGCGCGCCTCCTTATCTATCTGGTGAGGAAGATGACTGTCGGTTTAGAGGGTTGGACGATGACTGCCGAATCTTCACGGTTGGGCCAGACTACCGTATTTACGCTGCGCCGAGATTTCCCTGTGGATATAATCTATTCGTCCAATGGCAAGGAATCCGGAGAAAGTGGCAAGATAGTGACCTTGTCCCAGTGGACCAACAAATCCGAGAAGCAGTGGTCAATTACGTCGAGCACAAAGATGCCTTAAAGGAGCGCAACTCGGTGGCCATGGTCGAATACATGAGCGAATACACCATGAACCTGCGCACGCTCAAGTATCGCTACCACGACGAGCAGGACAGCGAGCTCGAACGTGATTGCACGGCGTCACTGGAGCAGTTGATGCCTGCGTTCTCCCCGGCTTACGTGTCGTATGTGCCGATCTACCAACCATAAAAAGGCTTAACTGTGCCCAATCCGACAAGACCAAACCAGTTCTGCGAGGCCATCCCCAGCAACAACGCGGACCTGTGCACGCGCATGAACAAATGGCTGGGCATTCCCCAGTTGCTTTGTGATTTGTTCAGTTGGATGTTCAATGCGGATGGGACGATTTCCGATGAGGTCAAGATCCAGACAGCTGCGTTCACTACCCCGACTGGAATGGTCACCTACAGCGCAACGCTCAATATGGGTTCGGGCTGGCTTCTGGCTGATGGGAGTGAAATCTCACGGGTTACGTACGCCAATCTTTTTGCGGCCATCGGGACCAGGTATGGTGTGGGGGATGGTTCCACCACATTCGCGCTCCCTGATCTTCGTGGCCGCTCCCCCATTGGTGCCGGTCAGGGCACGGGCCTGAGCAACCGTGATATCAATACGGTCAACGTGGGAGAGGAGCGCCACACCCAGACAGTAACGGAACTCGCGACCCATCGCCATGACTATGCCACGACGGATGGCCAGCAAATCCTCGTGCAGCAGATCCCCGGAAAGGTTAATGACATCGACCGCACCGGCTCATTGGATTACGCGTTTGCTGACCCGATGGATGAAACAGGAGATAGCACGCCATTCAATGTGGTGCACACATGTATGGTGCTCTACGCTTTTATAAAAACCTAACTATAAGTGCTTCCAACTCCGCATTCTCCTGATGTTCGACACCTGCTCTCGGCATATGCCAAACACCGCAGCGATGTCCAGATCCCGGCCGTATGCAGCTCTGATTTGGAGGACCTGAACCTCAGTGAGCTTTGCCATTCCGTGCCCCTCTCCGCGTTGTGGTTGTTTGCCAAGTGTGTCGTAGGCATGCCGCTCGTTCTCACTGTTTGTGCATCTTTCAAGGTTCTCAACACGATTATCGGTCTTGATGCCATTCCTGTGGTTGGTATGTGGACGATATGGATCCTTTGGCAGAAACGCATCCGCCACCAGCCGATGTGCAAGCCGATTGTGAACGACGCGGTCCTTGCTGAGTCTGAAGATGACGTATCCGTTACATGGTCCACCCTTAAGCACCTTCGGCCTGTGATTGCGTCCATCCGGAACCGTGCGCTTCACTCGGCCAAGGTTGCTAACTTCGTACTCAGGAAATTCCTCGATTGTTTTCCAGATTTCGGTAGGACTTTCGCTAGGCATTGGCGGCCTTTGTCATCAAGGTTCTAGTGTTTAGGTGCGTTCGGCGGCCTCAACTGCCGCTGAGCGTGCCGAAATCATATATGCCCGACTTTAGGACAATCAAGCTCAGACCGCTGACAGGGCATTTCGACACCTTAAGTAGCGCGGACGAGGTCGGCTTCGGGGCGTTCCGTGTGGTTAAGAATGCAACCACTCGGTCCCAGCGAAACCGGCAGCGAGGAGGTGGCTGGCGCAGGCTCTTTGCCGATGATGTTCCTTACAATAACCAGGATCTCCACGATCAGCTGACCGACCACCTTGGTTATTACGAATCATTCGAGGGCCATGCGACGGGTGGCGGGGGCCTTTCGAGCTATGGTTACTCCTATTTCGCCAGCGCCTATCTCTCCCCATCGCACTCGGTTTATCCCCACGCTTCTGGCCCATTTGCTCCCGTTTACCTCGGGGATTTCCCGGAGCTGTTCTATGGGCCATGCCCGATATTCTATCCCTACATAGGTTACCCCTATCATTCCGGGCAGCATCGCCCAGATCTTTACGGCCAAGGAGTGACTACGGGTTACCCACAGTATTACCTGGAATCCTATGTTTACACTTCCTGCCCGGTAGAATATCCCGGAACTACTCAGCCAGGGTACCCCTACGGTCCGCAGTTCCCGATGTATGACCCGCAGTTTTCCTACGACTATATTTTCTGCGGACCTTACCTCTATAATCGGCCGGGCTGCCGAGAGGCCGTCACGATGCTCAATGAGATAGTCACGGCTACGGGCCGAAAACTCATTGCGGCGACCATGTCTCGAATTTATGAGCTCAACCAATCAAGCGGCAACTGGCGGGTCCTGGCTGATGGGCTCGGCAACTCCGGCTACACACTGGAGCAATGCACATGTAACCCAGTCCGTGGTATATCAGCCACACTTGGAAGCTACTTCCTATTCACGAACAATTTTGATCCTCCCGCCATTTATTTCCTCGGAGACGACCCCGCCGAGTGCACCAATCAATCGGTTCTCGCGATAACTGACCTGGACGCCCTTGGCATCACTCGGGCCGGTGGCGTCGTGGTGTGGAAAGGGTTCGTTATCTTCTATGACATCACTGAAGGCGGAGAAAGAATGGGGGCTACCATCATCTGGAGTGATCTGGAGGACCCCAATTCCTTCATCGAAAGCGACACCAGCTTTGCCGGACGAGCCACGGTCGCGGTGGGGGAGACCATCCTAGCCGCAGCACCCCTTGGAAACTGGCTCATCCTTTACACCGACAAATCCATCATCCGGGTCTCCCTGGTGGGTGGGGATGACGTGTTTAACTTCGAAAACATTTATAAGGGAGGCAATGCCCTTAAATACAAATATTCCCTCGCCAATTGCGGAGACCTTCACGTTTATCTAGGCGAGTCTGACATCTACGCCTTCACCCAGTTCGACACTCGCCCCATCAATATAGATTGGGTGACCAAAGCCGCAGGCATGATCTTCTACGGCATCCAGGAGGACGATGCCGCTTACTTGCCCATCAATAAGGAAGCCTGTGATTTAGTCACGGCTGGGTGGAGCGAGGAAAAGCGCGAGGTCTGGCTATCTTGGCCAACCGGAGACAACATCTGCCCGGATGTCACTTTGCGGCTCAACTTCAAATTCAGTGCGGCAGACTTCGTTGACCATGGGTTTACTGCATTCCTGACTTTCCGTAGGGACCTTCGTCCAACTATTGGGCAGTGGTTGGAGGACCTTGGTGTCTGCCCCCGTGGCACCATGGTGGCGGCCGGGCCGAAGGACGGGCCTGTATGCCAAGACCAATCTGCCGTTGGTCTGTCTTTTCCAGTCACCACGATTTGGTATGCAGCTGATACACTCGAATTGGCAGATGGTGCTCTTGTGGACACGTGGCCAGATATTTCCGGAGCTGGAAATCATGGCACAGGCACTGGCATTGATCGGCCAACGTTCGATACGAATCAAATCGATGGGCTTCCTGCGCTGCGTTTTCCTGCTGTTCAAGGCAACGAACACATTGATATCCCAAATATCCTCACGGCTCTTACGGCTGGCGATATGTTCATTGTGTGCAAGCAGGTAGTCGATCCGCCCTCTGGTTTGGGCAATGATGCTGGTGGGGTCTGGGCTTTAGGTTCGAGCGTAGCGGATGATTACCTGCCATTTACTGATGGGATTGTTTACATGGGGGCTGGCTCAACGGTGAGGAAAACGGTGGGGAACCTTGCTCCGAGCTTCGCATCGTGGCGTTTGTGGAATGTGTCGAGTGCCGCTGGCAGTTACATTTGTAGACTGGATGGGACGGAGGTATTTAACACGGCGGCCAATGCGGTTGGTTTCACGGCCACTCCATGGCTGGGAAGGTCGATTGGTGGCAAGAATTACAATGGGTGGATCGCAGAATTTATACTCTTTGACAGAATACTCACTGCAGACGAACGCGCTGCTGTGGTTAGCTATCTAGGAAACAAGTACCCATCGTTGAATATCTAATTTATGGCTCTGCTCTACATTCGTAACCCGACTGAGGATCCGGATGCTCCGATTCATCCTGACTCCATTTGTGCGTTACTTGATGGCAGGACACTCGATGACTACTGCGATGACTGTGCGAGCCCGGCCGTATTCATCACCGCCAGTGCCGTTGACTTCACCCTCAAGCAGCAAGAGGACGATATTTATTACCGGGAACGTTTGGCGTTTTTGCCAGTATGCGGTACTGTTAGTTTCCCTACAGACAGTGGGCAATCCCAAGGTCTTTCCGGAGATGAACTCGTCTTAGATCAGTGGCTATCACTGGGAGCATCGAACTGTAACAGGATCCAATCTGTAGTCGGTTATTCACTGCCTATTCCGGTCGCCCTCATCTGGTATGCAGGAGATACAATTGGATTAGCCGATGACGCTTTTATAGACGTTTGGCCAGATATTTCTGGAAATGGAAATGATGGCACAAATAACGCAGGCACCGAGCGTCCGACCTACAAGACCAACTTCCTTGATGGCCATGCCGTCGTTTATTTCCCGAAGTTTCAAGGGCAGGAAAGGTTCCATGTCCCAAACATCCTTGCAGGTGTCGTGACAGAAGCCGAAGCCTTTTTGGTAGTCAAGCAAGGCCAAGATCCACCGGATGGGTTCTTTGAGACTAATCCTATTTGGGATTTCGGCTCAGATCCAGCTGGGGAGCACTGGCCGTTTTCGGACGGGAACATTTATTCGGACTGGGGCTCAACGGTCAGGAAAGCTACTGGCGTCAACCCGGTCCCGTCCTTTACTGATTGGCGTGTAGTGAACGTTTCGTCTAAGGCGAACGAATGGATCATTCGATTGGATGGGACACAAATCTACAGCACACTCATAAACACAGTTGGTTGGTCAACCGATCCCAGGATTGGTAACGCTGGCACCCACTGGATCGCCGAGTTCATATTTTATGACAGAATACTCACTGCAGGCGAGCGTGCTGCTGTGATTAGCTATCTGAGCAACAAGTACCCATCACTAAGTATCTAATCCAATGCCTTGCGATGTTCAAACCACGCTAACCCTTGTTGAGGGCACCGACTATCAATTCGATGCGGCAAATGGCAGTATCAAGTTCCTGTCAACTGGACAACTTGGGCTACTGATGAACAGCGAGTTATTCTGCGGGATAACACTTGAGGTGTGCTGCCAGGATCAAGGCTGCGATCCGTACAATAACCCTTACGCATGCGATAAAGCCTGTTACGTTCATGATGGCTACGCCACGGTGATGCAGACTGGGGCAGAGGATTTCAAAAACGATGATGAGAAGATGACCAAGATGATCGGGCTAGAAGCGGAACCTGCACCGTCTTCAACCCCACTCGATTTGCAGATGGATGTGGGTTTTGGTGCCCATCAGTCCTGCCTGACCTGGAAAGCGTCCAGG